TTATAGTGCTGCGATTATTAAAATTACAATAACTACACCTGCGGCAACTACAGCTTTTCTGTTGTTTTTCCATAGGTCTTTTATTGCTTCTGTTATCATTTCCATGTTTTCCTCCTAATCGTATATATCACCCCAATTATCCCCGGATTCATAATCAACTTTATTGGGAATTTTTAACTTAACAGCATTTTCCATAATCTCAATGATTTTTTTAACCTGTTTATCAGATTCTACAGAAATATCCAACTCATCGTGGATCTGTATATGGGGTACAATGTTTTCTTTGTATAAATCCAACATGGCTTTTTTTGTCATATCTGCAGCAGATCCTTGTATCAATTTATTTAAAGCTTTGTAAGTGTAGGCTCTTTTTATTAAGTTTTGATCTTCTTTACTTAGATTTTTTCTAATTAAATTAATTTTTTCTTCGTCCGCTTTAGGATATTTTTTCTTATATTGCTCTATAAATCGAGCTTCTGTTTCTACTCGAGTTCCGGTAGTGGATAGTTGTCCACGTCTAAATTCATTTATTTCCCACTTAGGAAAGTTACATCTTCTTTTTAGTAAGGTTCGAATATATCCATCCTCGGAAGCTTGTTTTGATGTTTTGTCCATCAGGTCTTTAACAAAGGGCACACTTTCATGATACTTATCAAATAAACTTTCAGCTTCTTGCTTCGTGTTTAAACCTAACTCTGCTTGTAACTTGGCTTTACCCATTCCATAAAATAATCCAAGATTAATTGTTTTGGCTTGAATTCTCTCTATGTTAGCCATGTCCGCCACCGTTTGGTGAAAGTCTACAGATTCTTCTTTGAATCGATCAACAATTTCAACGACCGATGCATCTTTACAAATAGAACTACTAGAAGCGGCGTAGTGTACTACAAGTCTTGGTTCTTGTTGAGAGTAATCAAAACAACCCCACGTATGATTACGTTCAGGCAAAAATAAAGATCTTATCATTGGTCCTAGCTGCTTGTTTCTCGCCGGGATTTGCTGGAGGTTTGGATTCGAGTATGAAAATCTTCCAGTAACGGTTCCTCCTCCTGATCCTCTAATAGGATTAATATCCGCATGAATCCTGCCCCGATATTCATATTTAATAATGGTGTCGATAAACGTTGTATGCGCCTTGTTAATTTCTCTGGCTTTTGCTATTTTCTGAACTAGAGGATGTTTATGAGTCGAAAGAAAGTTCTTAGTAAAGGAAGGGGCTTGTGTTTTTGCTGTTCTTTCAAAAGGTAAGTTCAGTTTTTCAAAAACTTTGGCAATGGATCGTGCAGCCCATATCTGAGCATCTATTTGTGTTTCTTTTTTTATTTCTTGTAGCAACGCTGTTTCTTGTCCAAGTAATTTTTCTTTTGTTAGGTGAGCTCCTTCGATATCTACGCGCACGCCTCTAATTTTCATATCAATTAAACAAGGAAAAAGATCCGTTTCTAGTTTGAATATTTCAGATAAATTTTCTTTTTTTATTTCTTCGTTTAATAAATTAAAAAGTCGTAAAGCTAATTCCGCATCTTTTTCTGCATAGGCTCCAACATCCATAGCAGGAAGTTTATACATTTCTGATTTGGGATCGACTCCGGCTTTATCCGCTGCAAATCTCAATGCTGATTCATCTTTAACTTCTTTAAGATAGTCATACGCTACACTATTCAGTGTATAAGAGAATCTATTCTCGTCGATTAAAGACGCCATAACCATGGTATCTACAATCGGTCCATTGATTGTTACACCATAAGCCTTTAGCCAACAGACATCATACATGGCATTATGAAATATTTTAGTTGAAGGTAAGGCACAAATTTCTTTTACCCAATCCATAACATTACGTTCATCAAAAAAATTCCCCTGCTCGTGACCGAAAGGAAAGTATCCACGCCATCCATTAACTGCAACTGCAACACCAACGATGGCCCCGTCATTAATTAAAGCACCGGATCCTCGTTTAGTTAGGCCCGGGTCTTTTGTTTCTAAGTCGATGGCAATATGGGAGTATTTTCTTAAGTCTGGAAACGAATCAGGACAAACCCATTCTGTTTGCGCTTCAAACATCATGTTCTAGATTTCCATTTTTGATATCCTTCTAACCATGTTTCTTGTTTTTCTTTCTCTTCGCTATAATCTCTCTCAATAATCATATCAATATAATGTTTTGCTTTTAGTAAATCTTCCTTTCCTCCTTTATACTGATGTCTGCAGATATATTTAATAGCATTCCCCTCTGCAAAAAGCAACTTATTTTGATTTATAAATTCACTAGGTTGGATCTTCATTTTGCGATAATGTGATCCTCCTATTTGTTTATCATATTCACTCATTCTATTATTCCTCCTATATTATAAAATTCTTTATCATCATGTAAGGGCGCCATAAGATAAAGCTTGTTTTTTGCTCGGGTTACTGCCACATAAACTAATCTATGTTGTGCGTCTGGGTTTCTAATTGCCTCTAAATACGGTCTAACTTGATTCTCTGCTCCATAGTCTGGAAAAACTAATACATTATTGCATTCCCTACCTTTGGATCCGTGCATTGTAGATAACTCTATTCTTGTTTTTTCCATTAAATTATCTCCGCGATTTAATAAAGTTTTAATATAATCTTTAATTTTATTCTCTATATGTAATTGCTCCCAGTCGCCCGTTGCTAGTAGCCCGTGACTTTCTTTTAGCTCCTCTAAGTTTACGTTTTCCACAGTGTTGAGTGTCTTGCCGCTAGAAAAACCGTGCCTAACATGTCCCGCCTGGGAACTTAAAAATTCTTCGTAAACAGTCTGAGCTTCTTCACCACTGACTCTTGCTCCATTATTTAACCGAGTCCAAACTTGATAAGCTTTCAAAATTTCATTAGGTAGAGCGCTATTTACTTTTCCCGAAAATCTTATCCCGAGACCATAAAAATATTCTCCTATTTCATCTAATAATTTATTTGTCTGAGCCAGTATCATCCAATTATCCTCAGAAAAATCTATGTCCTCTAAGTACATATTCTCAAAAACTTCTCCTTCAGCCGTTCGAGGAGTCCAATTTTTTAATACTCTATTTTCTTCAGGAATTTGGGAGATAACTTCAAAAGCTTTTTGGTGCACTTTTTTAGGAACTCGATGCGATTTTGTTTGAGGATCAAAACTTCCTTGTAAGTTTACAAATATATCAGGCTCTGCGCCTTGGAACCCATAAATCGTTTGATCATCATCTCCTGCTACATAAGATCTCTTACAATTTTTTTCTATATAAAAAAACATCTCCCATTGCAAAGGATTTAAATCCTGAGCTTCATCTAAAAATACAGCATCAATATCAGGACATTTTTCTCTTTTGATAAATAACTTAATCATATCAGAAAATTCAATCATGCCTGTATGTTCTTTAAAGGTAGCCAGGTCTTGTTCTAGCTGCATAGTAAAATCTATATCCACCGATTCATGTTTTCCTAACTGTAACGCTGATTCTTGTAAATCTATTTTCTTTGACCTAGCATATTGTATGATTTGCATATGATCGTTTTCATACGTAGGATTTCCTGATGCATCAACGGTTGTTACAAAAGACATATTAGCGTAAGCTTCATGATTAGGGTAGTTTTGAAATCTTCTCCACTTCTTTTTACCCGACAGTAAATTTTTACCGGTATCAATTTTACATTCGCGCGTGCCTAAAGAATGCATGGTGGAAATATAAAGAAGATCGGGTTTTATTCTTTCCCTTGCATTTTTTGCCGCTGCATCGCTAAAAGTAATGTAAATAATTTTTTGAGGATCGGTTTTTAATTTAGTAATCTCATGTTCTAAATGGTGATTAACCAATCTAAAGGTTTTTCCAGTTCCTGGAGGACCGTGAATAATTGTTCTTTCTATTCCCATGGTTCTTTTTCTTTTGCATTAATTCTAACATTAGGTCTTTCCAATTTAATAGTTTTCATGGACATGACACGAGTATTTTTTGGAATTTTTTTCCATATTTCCTCGACTCCAAATAAACCCTGCATTAATCGTAATGTTTTTTGTTTTGGATAAGTTTTATCTGGCCAAGATTTTGTTCTAAGTAAAAATCTCCAGAAATTCTTAAATTTAAAATAGCTAGTTCCTCCCTTGTCGGTAAAAGCTATCCCTCGCATGACATCTTTTAATTCTTTTCCAGGAGTTTTATTAATGTAGTCCGCTAATATCTCTGTTAGTTGTACATCGATTTTAGAGGAAGAGGGCGCTGGTACAATTTTTAGGTTATCAAAAAGTTTGATTAATAATTTTCTCCACGAATGTTTTGGGACAGGCATCATGGGTTTGCCCATTTGATTCATGCAGGCCAATGAAAATTTCTCAGGATCATGTAAGGTTGCATCATCTACTTCAACACTGTCACCTCCTATAGAAACAAAATAAATAGGAGGATCAGAATCATATTTTCTTATTTCTGACATTTCCGGTACCGGTGCGTCATCCCCTATACCAAACTCTCTCGTCACGCATTTTTTAGCATTACAGAAGCTATTGATGGGCTCATCCTTACATTTGTAATGATACTCTTTACTTGTTACGGATTCTATTAAGGTATTTATTTCTGGTGTGTCTAAAGGAGGTTGCATAAATTGTGTGTTATAAGTGAACATATGACTATGCCACTCATCTTTTTCTGGATATCTTTTTTTAAGATAGACTCCTACATTATACATACAATTATTTCTTTGTCCGTTTGGAACACCATCTGTTAATAAAGAAACTAGACATGGTGGCATTCCTTTAAAGTAATTTATTTTCTCTTTTTCATCTTCTACTACCAGATTCTTTATTTCTTCTTCTGTCATGGACATTGAGTCATAGAAATCAAAGAACTCATTTAAATCCATTCCAATGCCTTTTGAGTTAAATGCATATCGAACTGTTCTTTGATTGCTATGATAAGGTAGATTTAAAAAACTTCCTGTATCTCCTCTATCTACTCTTATATAGTCTTGTTTGGGGTATATTTCTGATTTTGCATAACCCATAGCAGAAGCAACCATTTTTAGCTTTGCTCTCATGATTATTGCTGGAATAAATGTCTTTGAAAAAAGAAAAGCATGTGCTCCCCCTGATTTAGATCGAAACACAATCATTTTAATTTTTTTATCAGATAATTTTTTAATAAAAGTCTTATGATCAAAAGGATATTTGTCAATATCAATACATCCCCACTTGCACTTATTTTCTTTATTGATTGGAATGATCGCAAGTCCTGGATATTTTCCTTCTAGATGATCCTTCCAGTTTTGGTCTATAGGTGCTTTATGAATAGTAAAAGATTCAGTTTTATTTTTACCCCGTTCATCAAATTGATCACTTTTTTTAGTGATACCGTAGGCGCTATCTAAACCTTCAAATATTTTTTTAAATTTTTCTAATTCTTTCATCATAACTTTAGTATGGGCGGTTTAAGTCTCCCGCTGCCGCCCACAATTCCAACCGGAATGGAATCCTATGATATTTTTCCGTTTGACTGATCGGCTCTACGGCAACTTTCATAAAACTTTTTTGCCCTATTATAGATACTCGTGTCAGTTATTTCTCCTACCTTTTGTATGTTGTAACCATACCATTCGTTACCCTTTCCAGTATTTTTTACGGAAGATAACTTATAGATGTGGCTAAAAGGTGGCGGCGTGTATGGACCATCTTTTCCATCTTTAGTGATGCTCATCATCATCGAGTTCCATTTTCGTGAAACCTTTGCTTGAGTTGAGGACATTGATATCAAAGCCGTTTCAGCTGTTTTACCATCGGATATGATGACAAAATGCTGAGCCGTTTTTTGAATATAATTACCATTAGGTAATCTATCTTTGCCCATTGCATCCTTTGATGTTTTAGAAAGAATATCACTATTACCAGGAAATATATTTTCTGGTCTTCCTGAGCCTGTACCGAAGTCAGCCCATTCTTGATACTCTAATCTATAGTGACAAGGAATAACTTGTATTCCTTTTTCTCCGTCGTACAGTTTTCTTGTCACCGTGTTAAAAAACATACCAGGGTCAGCACCTTCAACATAATTAGCATGTTTTCTTTGTGCTTCTGCTGATCCGTTTTGTAGAAGTTTCAAAATTGGTAGAGCCACACTTTCTGAGTCTACGTTTTCGAAACCTTTTGTAGCGTCCGCTTCAAACAGAGCGTCTGATGGCAGACCTGCTTCTTGTTTTACAGCTACTCGCTTCTCGTCTCTAGTTTCCATTTTCTAGTTTCTCCTTGTTATTTTTGTTTGGTTACCTACAAACGGGTTAAAGAGGTCCGCGGGCATGTCTTGTCCAGATTCAGTCCGCTCGCGAACCACCGCTTTAAGTGTCTGAGCATGAACGCCTATTTTCTGGACGGGTTCATAGCCCTGACCTTTTGCAAGGGTAGCATAAGCCATTGCCTTGTTATCTTCGCCACGACCAAAGGTAACAGTGACATCATTTTTAATAATGTCCCCTAAGCCGTTTTCTCGAAGCCAGTTAAATGCCTCTTCCTGTTTATCAGGAACTATTCGGGCACTATAAAAATTAGTTACTTCTATTGAAGCACCATCTTTTAATTTTAATTTTTTAACATTCATTTCTTCCATCATTTTAGGAATGTCAAAATTAGAAAGCTG